CGAAGAATTCCAAGGTATGCGTGCAGCAATGAAGGAGTTAAAGTATCTTGCAAGAGATACCAACTCAGCCGTGCTTGTTCTGCACCATACTAAGGAAGGTTCAGAGGGCTATCCCTGCCAGCCACGGTCAGCCATTCAGGGTCTGGTCAACCAGATACCAGCAATGGTTCTGACTATCGGTCAGATGAAACAAGGTGACGATACCTATCTCTGCGTAGCCCCAGTCAAGAACAGATACGGGCGAGCAGACCAGACAGGTAACAACTATGTCAGCCTTGCTTTCAACCCTGACACAATGTATTTAGATGATGTTCAAATTAAGTATGCACAGGAGACTATGTATGGAAACTAAAGTATGGGATAACACATTCACTAAAGAAGATATAGAAGTATTAATAGGCAGAGGTTTAACAGAAGGTGAATGGGATATAGCAGTAGATGAGTTATATAACAATGATGTTTTGTATAATAAAGTATCAGAGTATGTGGTGAAAGTGGTCAGAGCAGTACTTGAGTAGCGCAGCCAAACGTAAGGGTAGCCAAGCAGAAAGAGATGTAGTTGCTTGGCTTAAAGCCAATGGCTTTCCGTATGCAGACCGCAGATTAGCGGGAGCAACGTTAGACAAAGGCGATATAAGTGGTGTGCCAGGAGTTACAATTGAGATTAAGAACCACGCTAAAATGGACCTTGCGGGATGGACAGCAGAGTTAGAAGTAGAGATGAAGAATGATGGTGCCTGGACAGGTACAGTCTTACATAAACGTAAAGGTAAAGGAGATGTCGGCGAGTGGTATGCAACTATGCCAGCAAAGGTGTGGTTAGAACTACTTAAGAAAGCAGATGGAAAAACATAGCATCGCAGCCTACCTACAATATGTAGGCGCCACCCTGCCTAGGGAGGGCAGTGGTTGGCGCAAAATGAAATGCCCATTCCACGGAGATAAACACGCTTCGGCTGGTATTAACTTTGAGCAACAGAGATTTAAGTGCCACGGATGTGGCATCGGTGGAGACGTATACGACTTAATTATGGAAAGAGAAGGAGGCAATTACCGTGAGGCTGTCAAATTCGCAGAGACAATTTCTCCTACAGGCAACGACAGAATACGCCCAGCACATACATCTAGCAGCAGACTATCTCGCAACAAGGGGTCTGTCGGTAGACGAAGCCAAGAAGTTTCATTTAGGAGTAGTGGAGAATCCATTGCCAGGTCACGAAGGCTACAAGGGTAAGTTAGTTATCCCATACAGCACGCCATCAGGCGTGGTTGACCTGCGGTTTCGTTCTATTTACGGCGAAGACCCTAAGTACATAGGCTTGCCAGGGGCTAAGACAACTATGTTTAATGCTCAAGCAGTACTTAATGCAGACCAATACATCTGTGTTACCGAAGGTGAGATTGACTGTATTACAGTCATAGTCAAGACAGGACACCCAGCCGTAGGTATACCAGGTGCTAACAACTGGAAGCCCTACTACACAAAAATACTAGATGACTTTGAGACAGTCATAGTTCTAGCAGATGGTGATAATCCAGGACTAGAGTTTGGTAAGAAAGTCAGCAGAGAATTAGGTAATGTAAACATAGTTCAGATGCCAGATGGACACGATGTTAACAGCATAGTGCTACAGGAAGGAGTACAATTTTTAGATGAGCGAATTAGAAAATGTATCAATGGATGAGTTTGAGGGAGTCTGGAAACATATAGAAGCCAATCCCTTACTGATGGGTATACCGCTATCAGAAAAGAAAGGGATTGATTTACTATCAGCGCTGCACGATGTTTATCGGGCAAGTAAATCAGATGTCCAATCAGCGCAGATGCTGCTCACTCTACTGGCTAATGTCTTAGTAGCAGCAGCACAAGGTGATGGTGAAGAAGTACTAGAGGAAGTTATAGTTACAGAAGCAATGGCTAAGTTTGAACAAGAAGCAAGAAAGGTGCTAGATGAAGGACGTTAAAGATTTAGATGACATCTTGATGGAACTTAAAATAGTTATGGTTCAAAAGCATCAGGACTACGGACCATACAACATAGCCCACGCACCAGGTGGGGCTACCAATGGGCTACTAGTTCGGATGCACGACAAGATGGAACGACTAAAGAACCTTTACTACAATCGCAGAGGCAACACGCCGAACTATGAAAGTATTGAAGATTCCTACAAAGACCTGGCAAACTATGCCATAATAGGATTATTGGTACAAAGAGGTCAATGGGAAGGCACAGGTGGAGGCAAGTTACCTAACTGAATATGATGCTTTGGTAGCGTCATTAGCCGTTGAATACCACAGAAAGTATCCAATGGTAGAGACTCTGGATATACAGCAGGTTCTCTGGTTATGGTTCATCACCCATCCCACAAAACTGTCAGAGTGGTCAGCACTAGACCAGAAAGACAAAGACAAGTTAATAGCCAAATCTCTCCGCAATGCAGCAGTTAAATTCTGCGAGAAAGAAAAGTCTAAGACAGTTGGCTACGAGTTGCTTGACCTGTACTACTACGACTCAACAGTAGTTGAGGCTTTCCTGCCTAGCATTATCTCCGAGTCTTACGAAATACCAATCAAGATTAAAGATTTAAACTTTAAGTTCAGCAAATCAGAGGCAGTATCAGATGGCAACAACTGGCTAGTTCTAAGGTCAGATATAGCCAACGCTTTCTACAAACTGACAGAGGCTAAACAGAATGTTCTTAGGATTAGGTTCAGCACAGAGAACAACGAGTGGAACCTTATCGCAAAGGATTTAAAGACAACACCAGATGGTGCCAGGATGAAAGTCCAACGTGCTATCAACTCACTTATCCGCAACCTGGGAGGATGGCGTCCATACCAAGATGAAGATGTATCACAGACAGAACAGGAAGATGACGGAGAGTAAAGACATCCGTGACCTGCTGCATAAGATTGACTACAGCAGGGCAATGGACTTACGCGGTACACCCCTTGAGGTCTGTCCCTGTGGTTGTGACATCTTTGTAATGCTAGGTGGATTTATAGATGGAGAGTTAGGTTTTTATTTTACAGATGGTGAGTGTGCAGGTTGTGGCAGTATGGTCACACTACCTACACCAATAGACGGACAGGAACTAGACATTGCCGACCTATGAGTTTACTTGCCCTATCTGCAACGCAGTAATAGAGCAATCCTTTTCAGTATATACAGACCACATAGTTAACTGTGGTACTTGCAAAATCCGTATGGATAAAAAGTTTTCAGCCAACCCAGTCCACTTTAAAGCCAAAGGCTTTTACAAAACAGGAGACTAAATGAAAAAACAATTTAATGTAGGCAATAGAACTATCTTTATATTAGTTGGACATAGTTGGCGAAGATTCGGCTTAGGATTGATTATCAGTAGATGGGGATTTGATATAGATTTATCCTTTGTCTGGCTAAGTGTTGAATGGTGGCGCAATGATAGTGAGATTTAAGAATAGACCAGCCTGTGAAGGTACAGATACGGAGATGTGGTTTCCTGCTAACGGAAACTTTACAGATGAACAGTATCTAAAACGAGTATGTGCTAGTTGCCCAGCACGGACAGAGTGTCTTACATATGCGCTAGAATATGGCGTATCAGGAATTTGGGGAGGAACTAATGCTTCCGAGCGGAAGAAGATACGCAGGGAACGTGGCATTATTGCCAAACCTATCCTTGCAGAATGGGAACTCAGACGTGCTTGAACCAATACGCCAGGTCAATGCAGATGGTAAGCGGGAAAAGATTGCAGCCAAAGCACTTGAGGATTACTTCAAGGGCTGGAAGTTATATGGCACACCCCGCTTTTACTTCTCCGACTTTCACATCTGCTTGCAATGGGGTAATGGTAGAGAGAACTACATCGGAGATTTAGAAGTCAAATGGCTAAAGACAGACAGCAGCAAGCCTGCTATCTTTCCATTTAATAAACTACAACAAATGATGATAGCCCCACCATATACAGACAATGAACATTCATATCATCGTATCTGTTTTAGATTCGCAGATGGTATAGCAATGGTGCCAGCCAGAGAACTAGCCCATATAGAACCAGTCTTTCATACTAGATGGGACACGCAAGAGCGTGACCTAGTAGTATTCTTTGATGCCAGAAGCAGACCAGAATACTGGCACAATCTGGTGATAAACGAATAGATTTCTGCTGGAAGGGGAAGCCAGTAGAAAACAAGAAAGACCCCCCTACCTATATCGGACTAGGTAAGGGGGTCTATTTGTGTCTTAAAACAGCCCTAGGGGGCTTTTAAAGGGCTACTTTTTCTTGCGTCCAAACTCTGGCGCAGAAGGGTCTAGCCACTTAAGGACTGGTCCAAGGAAGCCAGCCAATGCTGCAGTGCCTAACACCTTAAGGTCAGTCTCACCTGCTAGGTATAGTGCAATAGCAGCGGCTGCTGCGGCACGAAACCAGGTAAGGGATACTTGCTTTAGTGTTTCCATTTTATGCCTTTCGTTTTGTATTGTGAACCTGACAACAGGTGCACACAGGTGCCAATATAGCACCTTCTGCCACCTTCTTCTTAGGGGTAGGGGTGAGTCGTGCCCTAACCTGATTCACAATCTTAGGTTGATTTAGCCACCAGAACCAAGGGCTAGTGTCATCAGCGTGACTATCATTAATAGAAATATGAAGATGCTTAACGTGAGCATTACTACCCGTATACTTGCGGTTGCCTTCTTTGCGTCTTTCCCGTGACCAGATTTTGCCCCTGAAGATAAGATACTTAACGCGTTCATCCTCTTTAAGTTTTTCAAAGATGACATTGCAATCTATACCATTCTTAGGGTCGTGGGTCAGGTCTACTGCTAGCCCAGTATTGTGGTCCGAACTCGGGTTCAAGCGTAGATGGGTTGACGATGGCAATAACCCGTCTGACAGTTTCTTTCGCTTCGGCGACAATGCTGTCGCCTGGCGTAGAACAGCAATAGCAGCAGGCGTGGCTTTCGCGGTGACAGGTTTCATTCATTTCCTTAATGCTTCTCTGACTAAATCTGTGAGTAAATCTACTTTGTCTTCCAAGGCATTAACCTTGTCTTTAATACTTGACCCGCCGTTGGGCTTTAGTTCTGACAGATAATGTTTAGTTAAATGTTTAACCCCCATAGCCAGTGCTCCAGCAAGGGTAGTTACAGATACGGCTAGTGCAGCCCAATCAGCAGGTGTCATAATTATACGGTCCTTATTAGTATGTCCAAGATTCCACCATAGCCAGAGAAACCTCTGTCTGGTGGAGTCTGTCTAGTAAATGTGATTTGTTCAATTACGCATTGACGGCTTTCGCCAGTCTGTAAATCCTGCCAAGTTACGACATCACCATTCTGCTCAATGTTTTCTAGTTGGGCTATACGGTCTTTAGCACGACCTTCATAACCAACCATTACATTGTATTTGTCTGTCTCAATGTCGTAGCAGAAGACAGGAAACTTAATTACCCTTTGCCGTGGGGTAGCGATAGTAGCCTTTGCCTGATAGCCCTTAAATATTGGACCTTTGCTGGTGTCTGTACCATCTCTGTATAGGATGAATTTGTAGGCTAGATATTCTCTGGAGCCTGATGGCTGGCTAGTAGTTACTTCTACTGGCGGAACTGATGAGTCATAACTAACTACGTCATATTCTGTGCCGTCTTCATCTACAGTTTCTAGTGTCATAGAACCATAGGTAAAATCACCACGTCCAAGCAAACGTTTAAAGTTTTTAGGCTCTAGTGTGTTATAACGGATATAACCTGTAGTTATATAACCATTAGTCATTAAAGCACTAGCCGATTGCGAATAGACATAACCGTTAGCAGATGAAGCATAGGTAGTGCAGTATGCAAGTCGGTCAGTAGTACCTAAGAATCCACAAGATGTAGTCTGATGTCCAGTTACGCCCGTGTAGTACAAATCATTAGCATAGGCAAAACGTAATGTTTCTAGTTCATTAGATAGGTCTATCCGTATTACTCCAGGATTACCATCTACACCAGTAGCGCACCATAAGTAGTTTTGTCTGGCTGCAAAATCATAACAAGGCTGACTTGTTTCAACCATAAGCGGTCCGTAAACTAAAGAACCATCTTCTGCTTGAACTGTTGCTATACGAATACCCTTGCTAGTCCCGATAGCCATATAACCCAAGTAATAATAAATATCGTGAACGATTTCTCCAACAGGTAATTCTGCTGCTACTATTGCAGATGACAAGGATGGCATAGCCCCTGCTGTAGTTAATGTAAATTTCTGAATAGTTGATTGGATACCATTAAAGCCTGCTATATAAATAGCAGAACCTGATGCTGTAATGCTAGTAAATACGTGGCTGGTATCTGGATGTGTATAAACTGCTGTAGGTAGTGAAGATGCTGCGGATGAAAACTCATAGACACCATTGTTGGCGCACATAACAATACGCTCTTTAACAAACTCCATTACTGCATTGGTTACAGTAATACCATTGGCAGTAAACATAACCGTGGCAGAGGTAGATGAGTTGCCAGTAAGTGCCTTCTTGTTTACCTCTAACTTACCTGATGGACCAGTATCATTAGTTACCCAGTACGCAGTAACACCATCATCACAGATAGCATATACCTTGTCATCAGTACCAGAGTTGTAGTCAATAAAATGCGTGACAGTTCCAGCAGTATCAATTTTATCTACGTCATACTCATCGTGTAACAAGATACCGTCAGTATTGTTCCATCTAATAGAACGAATAAATTGATTAGAGCGAGCGTTAGATGCTATAGGTCCAGTTACTTCGTGTCCCTGTGTGCTGGAGTTAAGTAGTGTTACTTCACCTTCAGTCCAAACATCTACACCTTTGCTATCTGCGTAACGAAATGTACCTTCACCTGGAATTAAAGCAGGGTCATAAAAAACAATGCCAGTCCCATCGTGAAATGAGGACTGGCTTCTCAACCACCAACCAGTAAGTGATTGCTCACCAGGTTCAGTCTGATTATCAAACTGTTCTTTTCTATATGGCGCAGTCTGTCTAACATAAGGACGGGTATCAGAGATAGCGTAAATAAATGGCATACCGCCAAGGGCTGTATCATAGGCAATATCAGTGTTCTGCCAGATGCTATCAGTAGCAACTACACCTACATCTACAGCAATCGCTCTACTAGAGCGACCTTCGGTAATATCACGACCAGCCACTTACTCTCCTTGCTGTTGTTGTAATTCCTTAACTTTTTCTTTCAAATGTTCGTTAGCCCAGTAGAGTGCGTAGTAATCAAAGTCAACGCTAAAGCGTTTCATATGCTTAACTAGCGCTCCAGTATGAGCGTGTAGTGGAATACCTGCATCCCTCATACGGCGGAAGAAGATAATATCCTCACCAATAAAGTGGTCATCATTACCATCGCCAGTCTCCATAAACATACCCTTGCCAGGATGTGCTGCCCTCATTTTAGGCACAATAGACTTGTGCATCATCACAAACCCAAAGCCAGCATTATCTACCTTGATTAACTGATTGTCAGGTAGCGGATGGATGTACTGAATCTGATGGTCAGAGATGTCGTTGAACAGACAAGGGAATGGACGCATTAGTGTGCCCTCATTCTCCTTAGAGATAAAGTAAACACCGCTAACTACTGGCTTGTTAATCTTATCTGCTGACTGCCATATCTTTTTCATAGCCTCAAGGTTGAGTACTATGTCTGAGTCAACCCAGAGTAGCCAGTCTGTCTTAAGTTTATCTGCCCAATAGTCAAATAGATTCTGGCGTTGTCTGCCAATCTGATTGCCTTGGACTCGGATACTGGTATTGATGAACATATCATTGGATGCACCAGCGATAAATGCCGTCATCAAGCCTTCAGTAAACTTGCCATCGGTGGTGCCATTGTCGCACCAACCGATAGCGACTGTATCATTCTTGCCTATCATATTGTCCCCTTCTTTAGTTACTTACTTAGTGCTGCGATTTCTTCTGCGGTTAAACCAAGTGCTGCAAGTTTAGCCTGAGCGCTTGCCTTAGCAGCCTCAGCCTCAGCCTTTGCTGCATCTTCTGCGGCTTTAGCCTCAGCGAACGCTGCTGCATCAGCCTCGCGCTGTGCGATTTCCTCGGCGGTTAATTCAACCTCTGAGGTAATTCCGGTGGAGCAGTCCACTACGAGTTTAGTTGGCATTGTTTCCTTTCCTAACTGTTCTTGATTCCGTAAAGGGTTGCGGTTGAGTATTGGGTAAATGTAGAGCCTGCGGAAAAAGTTGGGTCTAGTTTAATTGATGTAATAGCCGAAGTTCCTTCCCATAAACCGGCTGTTAAAGCAGCCTGTGCTCCTGTTGCATTGTTTTCGGTTACCGAATCTATTGACACAGATTTTTTATTGCTGCTTGTATAGTTTGGAATGTAATAAATGTTATTGGCAAAAGTTGAAGTAGTTGTATTTCCAGCATTGGAATAGTTGTAAAGAATCATTCCATAATTGCCAGTTCCATAACTGCCGCTCGTTGCTGCTGAACCACTACCAAACAAGCCTCTAGCCGAATAATTGCTAGTGCTAGTATCGCCATTGAATTGCAATTTGATGTTTGCAAAAGGGCTTTCGGCTGTTGCGGTTTGTCGGCTTGATAACAACAAAAGTAAATCAGTATAGGTTCCTGGGATACTAGTAAAATCTATACTGCTTGCCCCGCCGCTTCCTACCGTTACAGTGGCTATTGCTATATAAGTTATTGCCATAGTTACTCCGCCTTTATTCCATAGAGGGCTGCGGTACTACCACTGGCTAAATTGTCTCCGCCTGAATGGTAAACTTTTATAGAAGTTATAGCAGAAGTGGAACGCCATAAATTAACTGAAGCCTTTAGCCATCCTTCAGTTCCAATACCTGAACGACATAGCCAAGTCTTATAGGTTGTAGTATTTGCATAATTCATAAATTGAAATACAGAACCGTGAAAGTTTGAATGACTCAATGCTCCAGAATTGGCAAAAGTTGCACTACTGTCTCTAATTGAACCAGCAGCGCTACCGTCTCCATACATATAGGTATCGCTATAATTACCAGCAGTATCACTATTTACTTGAATACATAATCCAACCCATTGAGAACCTGTTGATTTTAGATTGCTTACTAAAACCAAATCAGTATAAGTAGATGGAATACTTGTAAATGTTATAGAAGCAGTTGTAGTTGATAGCGTTGTTGTTGCTATGCAGTCATAAGTCGCTGTCATTATGCCTCCTTAATTCCGTAAAGCGCGAAGTGTGAGTATTGGGCGAAGTTTCCGCTACTTTGTAACCCTTGAAATTTTATTGAAGTAATTGCGGAAGTATTAGCCCAAAGCCCCGATTGATACATTGAATAACCACCCGCCCCGTTTACATCCCAACCGCCTAAATAACGAAATGTTTTATTTTTATCAGTATTCGCATAATCTAAAATGTCAATGACCGCAACAGCGAATGTATTTGAAGTTGCATTATTGCTTGTCGTATACATATAATTAAATTGATTGCCCGTTTCTGCACCGGCACTTACTGAACTACCCTCTCCAAATAAATAATGAGTAGCATAGTTTGCGCTATTTCCGTTTACTCTTAAATAACCCCAATTATAGGCTGCAGCACCTGAAGCGGTTGTTGCTCTTGCTATGTATCTAATCTGCAAATGTTTGTATGTGCCAGGAATAGAAGTGAACTCCACATCGGCAGCGCCGCCAGAGCCAACGGTGACGGTGGCTATGGATTCAAAAGCAGCAGGCACATAAGTAGTATTACCCGCCAACATACTCCCATAGACAGTCCTGCCATTCCTTACAGAGTTAGCAGATAGTTTATATACAGGACTCACTAGTTAATCTCCACTCCAGAGATGTGAAAGTTTACACCAGTTGTAGATGCGCTACCAGTAATAGTAGCAGCAGGGTTAGTTGGGGCAATAACCTGCTTCATATCAATTACCGTGGTGTCATAGGCACCAACAGATACCGATGAGGCAGTAGTCACACCAGCAATGCTGAGTGTAAAGTTAGCCGTGCTACCAGTCGTATTAGTCACCAATAAGTTGGTAACAATAGTCGTAGTGCTGGTATTCGGTTGGGTGTATAGGGTTGTGCTTGTAGTCGCTGCTGCTGTGCGAGCGAGTACCTTAGATGTTGTAGCCATTAGTTACTACATACCTTTCTGTTAGTTACTTACCTAGTTTAAGTCCTGCTGGTATCGGTTGGGAGTATTCCCATTTAGCAATGTAATCGCCATCCCCATCATTTTGAAGATTAATTTTTCCTATTTTTGGTTCAAAATCTGCATCTGTTAATTCGGGATAAATTTCTATAATTGTTTCATACAAAGACATTTTACGCTCCTAAATAAGTGACTGAGAACCAACCATTGTCAATTGCATTATTTGCTGAGCAGTCATTTGAACCGCTATTCTGATAAACATAAACTTGAATGTAATCGGAAACAGCCAAATCCATAACAACGCTCATATCGCCACCCGTGTAAGTAGTTCCAGCATAAGCGACATTGTGCGCGCCTGTTCCATTTTTATAAATTGTTAAACCACGGCGACCAGTCACATTTTCCGTATTCCAGGAAAGTTTTGCTTGAACTAAATATTTTCCAGCAAGTCCGCTAGGAATTGTTATGCGAGAGGTATTTGTCGTTGTGCTATGAAATCCATCGGTGTCAAAACGCTCGCTACTCCAAGAAACAACTGTTTGAGTGTTATTGTTAACTGCAATATCGCCATCGCCATATAGACTACATCCTTTAAAACCAGCCGCAGCAGGAGCAGCCCACTTAAGTCCAGTCGTTTCTGCCGAGTCAACACTTAATAAGTAACCAGCGGTAGAAGCAACGGCTAGACGACTATAGGTATCATTACCAGTACCAATAATTAAGTCACCTTTTGCTGCTATGGTGGTAGCCATATCATTGGTAATGGTTACAGTACCCGATGTACCGCCACCTGTAATACCTGTACCAGCAGTAATTCCGTTTATATCTGCTGCGAAATTATCCGCAAGCGTTCTTGCTTTTGTCATTAGTATGCTCCCATTATATTCATTACTAGGTTATCTTGAACTGAAGCAGTTGTTGCATAGGATGACAAGTCTACCTGCGCCCAAGCAAGTCCTGTAGCGGTTGTTGAGTCAGCCTTGAGGAAGTATCCATTGGTACCCACTGAAAGTTTGCCAGGGGTATCTGCCGATGTAGCAACGATTAAATCTCCCTTTGCATCTAGGATGCTATTAGGAATTGCTGTAGCCACATCAAAGGCTGTGAAGGTAATAATCTCAATAACATCAGAAGCAGCAAGTGCAGGGCTAAAACCTGTAATGCTTGTGCCGTTGGTTGCTGTGTAGTCTTGACTACGAACCATAAGTACACCATTTAGGTATACCTGCTCTTTGCCAGCAAGATAAGAAAGAGTTACGCCATTATCATCTGGACCTGAAACGCTAGTCTCTCCACCAGCCAATGTGTAGCGATAGCGGAATAGTTGAGCAGTTGAGGAGATACCACCCCAAGCACTACCACTCCAAACATACATCTGATTATCAACTGTGTTCCAATATAGAGCACCAGTTAAGAGTGGGTTGCCATCATTATCCACTGTGGGTGGAGATGACTTAGCGCCTAGGTATCTATCATCAAAGTCATCAAAAGATGTAGCAGCGCTAGAAGCAGATGTCGCTGCTGAGTTAGCAGATGTAAGTGCTGAAGATGCCGAAGTGCTTGCACTGGAGGCAGATGTTGCTGCGCTTGTAGCAGATGTAGCAGCAGCAGATGCTGAGTTAGATGCAGTCGTTGCATAACTTGCAATAGTTGCTACAGAAGCAGCAGCAGTTGCAGCATCAGCAGCAGCAGAGTTGGCTGAAGTTAATGCGCTAGATGCTGATGTGCTAGCAGATGATGCGCTAGTTGCAGCAGCAGTAGCAGAAGCAGCAGCGCTTGTTGCGCTTGTTGCAGCGGCAGTTGCACTAGCAGCGGCTGAAGTTGCTGAAGTAGCAGCAGCAGCAACGCTAGTTGCCATAGTAGAAGCATAAGTCTGTGCCGAAGAAGCCGATGTAGCAGCCGAGTTAGCACTAGTCAAAGCAGAAGATGCCGAGGTGCTAGCCGAGGATGCTGAAGTAGATGCTGAGTTAGCCGAGGTTAAGGCTGAAGATGCAGAGGTAGAAGCCGATGAGGCGCTAGTAGATGCTGCGCTAGCAGAAGTCGCTGCAGAGGATGCAGAGGTGGCTGCTGCTGTGGCTGAGGTTGCTGCACTATTGGCGCTAGTTAGGGCGCTAGAAGCGCTTGTAGAGGCGCTAGAGGCACTCGTAGCAGCACTGCTAGCCGATGTGGCTGCGGAGGCTGCGCTTGTGGCTGCAGCGGTTGCTGAGCCTAGGATTGAGTCTACATAATCTTTAGGGGTAGCAGAGGATGAAATCATTCCTGCGCTAGACAAACCTGTGATGACTGGGCTACCAGAGATGGTAGGGCTGGTCAGAGTCTTGTTAGTCAGAGTCTGAGTAGCATCATTGATAGTTACCGTACCTGTTGTATTAGGTAGGGTGATTGTGTTGTCCTGTGTTGGGTCAACTACAGTCAGGGTAGTCTCATAGGCATCAGCCGTTGAGCCTTCAAATATGATGCTGGCTTCAGCCGAAGGCGTACCAGTAAAAGTTGGGTTAGAGATTGTTGGGCTAGTAAGAGTCTTGTTAGTAAGCGTCTGTGTTTTAAGTGTACCTACTACAACACCTTCACCTGCTGCAATGCCGTGCATATCGTGAGCAACACCAGCACCATCATTATAAGACTGAGTTGCTTCTGCGTGTAGGTTGGCATCACGGTAATCTCTACCGATAGCCATATGACGGACTACTGCACCAGCAGAATGGTCTTGGGCTGATGAGCCATCTATTGCACGAGTGATTGTAAATGTATTAGTAGATACCGCCGTGGCATCTACAATTTCTTCAAGCGCTGTATCAACATCAATAACTAATGTAAATGTTCTGCCTGATGGGATAGTCACACCACCAAGCAGCGCTGTACCAGATACTACGGTTATAGATGTAGCACCAGAGGTGATAGCACCTGTCAGCGTGGTTTGCTGAGAGCGTGATGAGTATTGCCGTGTTGTCATTTAGGTTCCTATCGGGCGCTGTAGTGAACTCGGGGAGGATACTGATTTTGTTGCTTGCTACGCTCCTCATTAAGTCGTTGCGTATACAAAGCAAATAGTTGTCGGACTGCAGTATTGCTTGCGCCAAATGGGCGCTTAGCATCAATCTCATCAGCCTGTGGGCTATATTGAGCGGCACGGGCTGGGTCTAGATATTGCAACAATCTATATGCAGCACCAAGAATTACTACATCTTTTACAGATTCTGGTAATCCAGTTTGTGTAGCAAAATCTTGGCTAGTAGAAGTAAATACAGATGGGCTAGTTGCGTACATAACCTTAACTGTTCTACCAGCAATAATTACATCCCCAATAGTTATAGTTTGGCTATTAGTACCCCAAGT